ACGGTTTATCAGCGCGCTGCGTGATATCAGCGTGTGCGTGCCGGGGATGGTAGAGGATGTGTACCAATGAGAGCGCTGTCCTAATAGCAGAAGGATGACAGGAAACAGGGGGAATGATGGATGCAGCTGACGGCGCCGAAGGATATCCCGTCGAGGACGGTATATACAAAAAAATACGGGTCGTTCCGCGGGGTGGACTTTTCGACTGACGCAACGCAGGTGTCGGACAGCCGCTCGCCATGGGCGCCGAACCTGATTGCAGACGAGGGCATGTACCCGGAAAAGCGCCCGGGGTGGCAGACGCTGCACACGCTGACGGGGGCGGTGAACGGGCTTTATACGCTGAATACCGGCAGTGAGACAGTAATGCTCGCGCATGTGGGAACGAAGCTGTACACCTTTACGCAGGAGGAAACGGCGCAGGTATATACGGCGATGTCTGACGCGCGCAGCACTGGCTTTATTTACAAAAACAAGCTGTATCTGCTCGACGGGGCGCATTATGTGGTATTTGACGGTACAAGCGCTTCGGAGGTGGAGGGCTTTGTGCCGACGACGACGATCGGAATCAACAAAGACGGAGGCGGCACGGCGCTGGAGGCGGTGAACCTGCTGTCCTCCGCACGGATGAATTCGATCGCGGGCGACGGCACGACGAAGACGTTCCAGCTCGACACAAAGGACATCGGCGCGGTGACAAAGGTCACGATTGCAGGCGAGGAGACGACGGCGTACACGGCCGACCTTGCGGCGGGGAAGATCACCTTTACGCA